AGTCATCAAGTAACCGTATTTATCAATAATATCAGATACGGTCATCATATCCATCTTACCTACCCAGTTACCCTGAGAAATATAACGGATATCTGGAGACTTGTGATAGAATGTAAGGGCAGGATTCCAAAGTTCAATCTCATAGTCATCCTCATTCATCTTGAAGTGCCAGAACTCACGGTCTGCAATAAGCATATCACGGAACCCGCGCTCTTCAAGTTCTTGCATTTTAAATCTTTCCTCGTCAACCTTAAGCTGGTGCATTGCCCATTCTTCTATAAGATTGCGGTAATCTTTAGAAAAGAAATCTTCAATCTCTGGAAGACTCTTAAGATTATCTCTATTAAGAACTTGCTGTGCTTCCTCTGATTCAGGATCAAATCCTTGTGCAATCAAATTAGCCATCAGTTTTTGCTCAGCTCGTGAAAGCAATGTTTCTTCAATCATTGCTCTCTTCATCTCCATCATTTCATTGTAAGAGATGTCATCTACTGCACGGAATGTTACACGTGAATAGCGTTTAGCAAACTCACCTGTAAGTACGTTAATTACATTAGGAATAATGGGATAAAACTTAAGCTCAAGAGCAGACTGATCCTCTTGGATAAGTGTATCTACAAGATCTGCATATTCATTATCAGGCTCAATGATATAATCTGTTTTATCAATAATACCTTTTGCAAGCTTATAGTTTTTAAGAATACGTCTTGAATTTCTTCTAAGTTGTTTAATGCCCTGCCACTCATGCCAGTCCATATTCCAAGCAGCCCACTCTTCATCTTTTTCTTTTCTGGGAATAAACTGAACAGGCTGAATCAGAGTACCAGTCTTACTGTATTCCGCTTTGGCTCCAGCTTTAAGATCTAGTGCATTATAAATCTTCATAATTCTTCAATTGTGTTAAGCACATAAATTGTTGTGTACTCCATATCTGTTAATTCATCTATGTACACGTACGAAAAAGATGTGTGATCACTTGTAGAAGTAATAGTCGTAAACATTATCTATAATTTTTGAACGGATTACGAGACTTGGAAATAGATGATGCTCCCATATGTCTAAACGGGCTCATTTTTAATTTATACAAATTATCTGACTTTTCCAAACCTTTGACGGTAGATTCTTTTCTTTTTGCATATCCGCGATTAGATTGTTGCACTTTTGCAAAAGCAATTAATGCAGCAAACGCTACTAATCGGTCAACGTTAAGGCCAGGGTGATATGCCATCATTTCTTTTAACAGCATAGGATCTGAAATACGCTCTACCCCATAAGTAGTTTTTACAATACCCCCGTCTGCTTTTGTCACTACATCAATTTCTTCTTTGAGATACTCAATTGCATAAGAAAGCAAATGACCCTTAAACAAGTTACCGGTATTCTTCCAACCATATTCTTGAAATACGTTAGCATTAGAACCAATATCTTTTAAGAAAAGCATCTGACTCTTAGGTACCAAGTATCTCTGCTTACGTCTAGAGATCATGTATTGAAGAAACAGAGATACGTTGTTCTCCACAACAGTCCATGCGTTATACCATTCAATGATCTTCTCCAACATCTGGTGAGTTTTGGTTAGATCATCATATCTACCACACCAAGAGGCTACAATTTTATCCTGCTCAATAAAGCTCTCTATGCCGTTATCTGTCTCACGGGTAACCTCCACTGGGTTCTTGTACACAAAAATGCTACAGAGAGACTCTGAGGTGGTTGTTTTGCCCTCACCCACGGGGTCAACAGATGCATAGTATGTAGAAAACTCTGCATTAGCCACCGGTCTTTCATAAACTACAAGAACCCCCGTTTTATCTTCTGTTTTTTTAGAAATAGGAAATTCACGAATCGGCAATTTTCTTGTGTCTTTTGCTACGATTTTTCCGTCTTCTCCGTATTCTAGTTCTAAAAATTCAAAAGGATACTCTTTTTCTTCAATTCTTTTTAATTGAGCTGTAACAAGATTAGTGGGGAATACAGATATTTTTCTAAAAGCAAATGCTTCCTGAATATTAGTTGGCTTCTGAGAAATACGTAGTTGATACTGCTCAGGTGCTAAGTCCTTCTTCCACCTTTCTCTTTCCAAGTTAATGGCAGCAAGAGCAGATTGCACAAGTGAGTTACCAAACTCATCAATAAAAGGAGGCATGCTCCACTGCTCAGGAATAAAAAGGCCAGCAGTCCCAATGGTGCCTTGATCATCAATGAGATTAGTCTCAACAGCATAGATATCATTTACTTCGGGGTTTAAAATCATTTGTTTAAGAGGCTCACACTGATCCAGATCACCCACAGATCCTGCAGCAATAAAAGTACCAGTAGTAATAAAGCCAGACTGAACAGCAGGACGTATATACTCATACGTCTTATCCATCTTAGGAGCAATACCAGCTTCTTCATGAAAGAAATAAGTTACAGGTCCACCAACACCGGTTGTTGCATCTTTATCAAATGAAAGACCCTGGATCTTAGACATAAGACCTTTTTTACTTATACGACCACCAATCCGTACTTCAATCTTTTGTTCCCACAGCAGAATTTTGTTTGGGTTATTAGGTCTATACCACGCGGTGTGTTCATTTACAAAGTTTGCATATTCATCAAGAAACTTCCATGAACCCTTGTCATTAATGTAGTCTTTTAGACTTGCACCAATCTTACAGATAGAACCTTCTTCAAACCAGTATTGGTTAATGAGTTTACCCATATGAAAGTAAGATGATGCAATCTGACGTTTCTTTAAAATAGCAACATGTTTAAATGAAAGTTCTGCTAAGATCTCATACATTGCCATGTGATACTGAGCATCACGAACTTTTGCAAAACCGTATTTCTTTTCTTCTTTATCATAGATGGGTAGGAAGTTAAGCCACATGTAATAATCTCTAGTAAGATACCAGGTGGTTCTTTTACCCACGAATATTACACCATTCCGACACTTCTTTTTCTCTTGATCCCAATAGTTTATAAAGTCTTTGGATCTAAACGGAGCATCCGTGTAGTAACCTAAAGAATTAAATTTATCAGATTGTTCTTGAAAAAGTTTAGAACTCTCATCAAATTCATACTGCCCCGGTTCTTTAAAAAGTGTAAGCAAAAAATTTCTGAAGTCTTCTCTTGAATCAAAAGAAGTTTCAGTCCACTCACCATTTCTATATGTAGGTACAGTAATAAACATTACTCAATAGTAACTCCTTCAGCAATAGCCTTGATCAAGATTTTAATATCTGGTGCGGATAAAGTCTTTATAGAGGCTCTATCACTAAAATAATTATTAGAGTCGTCCCTTGTAAAAACATACCAAAGCTTTTCATAAACATTGTAATGAAAAAGATAGTCGTGAAAGTTATCGTTCATAATTGATCATATGCTAGACCCTGTCCACCACGGACAGTAGTTTTTTGTTCATTTTTCAAATCACTATAAGCTCCCTTAAATGAGTTGCGAATCTGTTCAAATTTAGCCGCAGCATTAATCAAAGAGTTTATATTACCGTCTCTACCATGCTCAATATCAGTGGTTTCCATGTACCGAGCAAGTCTATCAAGCATACTGGCAATACCCTTGTATGCACGAAATGTAGGAGTTTCATACAACTTTCTACACAAGTCCATTGCTTCTAAAATCTCAGGATCTTCTGTAGAGTAATCCATATTAACTTCTCTAAGAACTAATTCTTCTTTTTCAGACTCCAGTACGTTAAAAAATGGATTGATATCCGGATCTGGGCAAGTCATGTAAAAGATGTACGTATATACTTTAGGTGCATTTTCATTATACGTATCTATAATCTTCTTCAGACTTTCTAGTGTATAACAGTGCTCAGAGGGAATTACTTTACCATTCTGTACGTCAAAGAGTCTTACTATCATTTGAATTTAGATTTATTATCCTGAAACCACTTGACTAGTGCAAGGACTTCATCTTTAAGATATGGAATATCGTAGTATATAACGTCTTTAATAACAGGATCTCCATCAATGTTTGTCTTTAAAATAGGGTATCCGTTTTGATCTTTACCCTCATCCTGAAACATAATATGCTGAATCATCAATGTACCAGGCTTAAGCTTTGGGTTATGCTTAAGAATCATGTACATATAGATAGAAAGCTGTAGATTGTAGTGGTTTAGATTGCAATCATCAAGATGGCTGACCGGGGGGTTCATCTTTTGAGACAAACCCTCCCAGTCTTTGTAGCTCTTACTACGGATTTCTTTGTTGGTTTTATAATCCGTAATGTGAACTACACCATCTACAACTTCTACAAGATCTGATTGACCACAAATACCCAAACTTTTCATATAAACAAAATGCTCAGGATACATGCCATCTGTAAGACGTTGGTCTGGAGCAACCTTAAAACCGGAATTATCAGCCAAGGGTTGCATAATAGGAATAACCTTACCGTGACGCTCAATACTATCTAAACCCAAAATATCTTCTTCTCTTTGGTTGTGGTACCAGTTTCCAACAGTAATGGCTCTTTCCGATTCTGACTTCCACACAAAAAGAATTTGATCCTTGGTCATACCATACCACTTAGATCTTCTGTTTTTAGAGGACTTTTCAGCAATCTTTTCAGCCTCAAAAGGCTGCTTAAGTTTACTAATCAATGATGTAACACTCATCCAACTGATATTCTCAGCCGGATCAATACTAACATATTTGTGATCTTCAGGTAAAAACTTAACGCCCATAATTTTTTAAATAAGTTTCTTCCTGCTTATCTGTAAAGTGGGCTTTCCAC